CAGCCTGACAACCTAAAATTTCCGGGTCAGGTAGTAGAATCTATTAACGCAATACCAGATGTAACCAAAGGTCTATTTAAAAGACCGGGTGCAGCAAGAATAGGAACTGATGCTTTAGCTAATGTTCAGAGTGGTGGTGCGTACTTTCATTACTATCGTGACGATAACGAAGGCTCTTACATAGGACAAGTTGCAGCAGATGGGCAGCTTAGAATGTGGAAAGCTGACGGAGACAATGCTGGAGCTGCACAAACCATAGTATATGGTACAGGTGGGCAGACAGCTATACAAAATTATTTAGCTACAAGTGACCCAGAAAACCTCCAGTTCCTCACAATTAACGATACCACCTTTGTTAATAGTCGTGATAGTTCTAATGCTAACACTATCGTTGGGACAACGGGAACTACAGATGCTACACCAGATGCTCACTTCGCATTTCTAGAATTATTGCGTACAGAAAACGGAAGGCAGTACGGTGTCAACCTATATAATAATAATAATACAACTACACTTACTAGAGCTACACGTATTAAGATACAAAGCGATACACTCGATGAAAGTGATGGCACTGGTCATTGTCCTAGTATTGGTACAGGTGTATTCAGTGTAGACAGTGGTAGTAAAACCAATCTTATATTTAGAATAACTGCTTTAGGTCAGCAAGGTGTTAGTCCTAACTACAGTGCTAATTCTAACGGTGCTGGTGGCTCGGACTACAGATGTAGTTATAATAGAGAAATAGTATTACTACATGGCGGTGAAGGTTGGGTTACAGGTGACACAACTACTGTAACTATGGAAGGTGCTAATTATACTGTAAGAGTAGAAGATCACGAAAGCACATCAGTAAAAGCTAATCTTAAACTTATTAGACCAGAGCCTACACCATTTGACGCTGATACAGCTGTTACTGCTGATACTATTCTTGGCGGTATACTAGCTGAGTTACCAACAGGTATTACTGGTACAATCATAGGTACAGGTATGTATCTATCTAGTAGTAATCCATTTAACGTAGAAGTAGTAGAAGATGACCTAATGAGAGTCATGCAAAGCTCTGTAAATGATGTAACTAGACTACCAAATCAATGTAAAGATGGTTATATAGTTAAGATATCTAACTCTCGTATGGCAGATGAAGATGACTACTATGTACGATTTGATGGCGAAAATGGTAGAGATGGATCAGGGTCTTGGTCTGAATGTGCTAAACCCGGTATAGCAAAGACTCTTACTAACATGCCTTTGGTTATACAAAGAACAGCACTCGCTAACCAAGGTACATCTAGTGAAGTGGCTACGTTTACAATTAAACAGTTTATATATGCTGACAGAGAAATAGGTGATGAACTAACTAATCCGCTGCCATCTTTTGTAAACAAACGTATAAACAAAGTATTATTTTTTCGTAATAGATTAGCGTTTTTGGCTGGAGAAAATGTAATAACGTCCAGACCGGGTACGCTAGGTAAACCAGATTTCTTTAGTGAGTCAGCCTTGACCATATCGTCATCTGACCCTATTGATATATCTGCTGCATCTACATTCCCATCAGAATTGTTTGACGGTATAGCTATCAATACTGGTTTGGTAGTCTTTAGCACAAATCAACAATTCCTACTTGCATCAGATGATACAGTTTTAAATCCTGATACTGCTAAATTACGTAGTATATCTACATTTAATTACAATAAAAATATAGCACCTATATCTCTGGGTACAACTATAGGCTATGTTGACAACTCTGGTAAGTTTAGTCGCTTCAATGAAATGGCAAACGTAGCTAGAGAAGGCGAGCCTGTGGTTGTAGAAGTTAGTAAGATTGTACCTACATTACTACCACAAGGTATAGATTTACTAACCAACTCTAGAGAGAATGGTATAATACTGCTTGCTAAATCTGGTTCAACTGACTGTACAATATACGGATATAAGTACTTAAATGTTGCTGAAAAAAGACAGCAGGCAGCATGGTTCAAATGGAAACTGAACAATCCTATAGTATATCATTTTATCATAGATGATGATTACTATTTTTTAGATAGTGACTACTACTTACAAAAGATAAGATTAGTACAAACAACAGAAGACCCTAGTATAGTACAAGACAATGTCGACTTCTTACTTCATGTGGATAATCATACTACTGTTAGCGGTGGCAGCTTTAACTCAACTACAAACACCACAACCTTCAGTGGTGTGGGCTGGCTGAATACAGTTACAACACCTAACTACGACTTAGTAGTGATTGACACAAACACCGCATCAGCACGAGTTGGTCGGTATGCAAAAGCTACGGTATCAGGTACAAGCTTTACCTTACCGGGCGATTGGTCAGGTGTAACTCTTACAATAGGTTACATATATGACTACGAAATAAAGTTTCCTACATTCTATCCAATGAAAATGGCAGGCACTAAGCCTGAGTCAGATGTAAACTCTTCATTAGTATTACATCGAATCAAACTACATTTTGGTAAGATAGGACTTTATGAAACTACATTGAAACGTATAGGAAAGAATGATTACACAGAAATATACGAATCAACAGAGCTCGACGAGTATCAAGTCTCTGATGCTCCATATCTCGAAGAGTTTATCAAGACTGTCCCAGTCTACGAAAAGAACACAAATGTTGAGATAACACTCAAATCTTCTCACCCAGCCCCAGCTACGCTACGTGCATTGTCTTGGGAGGGTGACTATTCACCTAGATTTTACCAACGTGTCTAATTACATACACCCAATCACAGTGGAGGCTGCTACAGAAGTGGCCTCTAACCTCCGTCCAGATGACCTCAGAGAGGTCGTAGAGGGTCATGGGATAGATCCTACCGATCTTCCAATTCTAATGACTCAGAATCGCTCCTACGTGTATTTCACAGTGCCTGACGGCAAGACTGCTGGCATGGCCGGAGTAGGAGAAGAAGGTGATATATGGATGCTCTGCACCCCTGATATACACCGATACCCAATTACATTCGCAAGAGAGGCCAAACGGTATGTCGATAGCCGTCCTGAGTCTCTCCTTTGGAATATAGTTGATAGTAGAAACAAAGCACATCTTAGATTGTTAAAGTTTCTAGGCTTCAAGTTCTTACGTAAGTATGAGCATGGGCCAAATAGTATACCTTTTATAGAATTTTGCCGTGTGCGTAGACGCTAATGCTGGAGCTAGAAGAGCTGCCAAGCAACGGGCTCGTGAAAAAGACGCTGTATTTGCACAGAAGAAACTACAGTTCTTCAACAAAGAAACCAGCTTACAGAGAGCCCAAAATAGAAATGTTGTAGGTTACAGTCGTGACCTTAGTGACGCTTATGTTAGAGCTGTATATACTCAAGGTAAGGGTCGTCTTAGAAATCAAGCACTTGCTGCTAAATACTTTGCTGGTAAAAAAGTAAATGAAGGCGGTAGAAGTCGCAGATTTGGTAAAGCTCAGTATAGAAACTTGCTGAGACAACAAGGAGAGATAGAAAATATAACAGCAAATAACTTTGGTAGAAACATGGCGTATGCTCAAACAGGAGCTACACGTAAGTTTCAAGCCGCAAACGCCAGAGCTAGAGAAAAGCTAGGTATACCAGCTGCATACGGTGCTCCTGTAATGATACCTCCTACTGATAGACTCAGTGGTGCATTAAGTATTGCAAGCTCAATCGCAGGTATTTACTCAGGATTTAAGTAAACATGACATCATCATTCCAGAACGTCGTCGGTACGCCACGAGATCAAGTTCCTGATATAAGTAACACTAATTACTTAAATACAGAAGCTGACATGACTGAGTCAGTCAATAAGCAGATAGATGACAACATCAAAGACACAAAGCAGTTCTTTGACCAGATGGTCGAACTTGAAGAGTTAGCAGCTAGTAAGCTAGATAAGCGACTTGCAGCAATAGAAAGTATTGCAGGCAGTGTAGGCTCTATTATGAAAAAGCGTAGAGCGAAAGAAGCTGAAGAAATAAGTCAAAGTCTAACTAATTCTATTATTGATACGTTTGGATCATCACAAGAAGAGTTTAACACAGCAAGAAACGAATACCAGTTATCTGAAGCCAAGGCTAAGGGTGGTATATTTTTTGATGACATAGATCAACAGCAAAAACTAGAATTAGTACAGGGTATTGTTTCTGAAGAAGAGCTAGATGGCCCTCTTAGAAAAAACAACAAGTTCTATTTAGAACGTATAGGTGCACTTGTTGACGTTATAAATAGTAATGGTACTTTAGACTCTACTACCAACGCTGAGTTTATAGAACAAGCACAAAAAGCATTACTATCTTTTGTTAGAACTGCTGCATTTAATGAACTAGAAGCTGGTAGAGATCCTACTGATCCTAGATTCCAACGTTTATTTATTAAAGATGTAGCACCACAGCTGTTAAAAGAAATAGAAGTACAACGCAGAGGTTGGAGTGCAAACTTACGAGAAAAGGTTTTATCAGATCGAGAAAAGATACTTGACAATAGAATTATTGAAAGTGTTAAGGGTGCAAATATACTTACCAAAGATGGTATAAAAAGTGATACTACATTCTATGCAGATAAAGGTGTTGTAGATCAGGTAGCGTCAGAACTGTATCAAGGTAACAAACAGAAAGCAACTGATTATATTTATGATCGTATTGGACAGCTAGTCAAAGACGGTGAAATACTACCGATGGAAGCTAGAGAGATATATCAGAACTTAGTATACTTTGACCAGAACGGTAAAGAGTATGCAAACTATGAAACATATCTAGAACAGCAGACTGAGGGTACAGCTTTTGCTGCAAGAGTACAGGGTAGAATTAACAGACTATCTAAGATTATTACAGATGTAGAAAAAGAAGCTGTAAATAATCAAGATGCTCAAAACATTATAGAAGCAAATAACTTTGTAAACAAAAACGTTATACCACTCATACAGGAAAACAAGAAAAGAGGTATTATAGGATTAGAGGACTCACAAATAGGTGGCCTTATAAATGACTTTCAGCAACAGTCATTCTACATACCCGGTCAAACTGAGATACCAAAAGTATTACTAAGTGGTCTAAAAGAAACACATACAGGTGGTTCAAGAGATAAGAATGTATTAGCTGCTGACAAGTATGCAAGTAAACATATTGAAACAGATAAGCTTATAGACACAATTATTACTGACGAAGAAGAATATCAAGGAGATAGTACTAGGTTTTCTAGGCTTGATAAGCGTGTATCAGAATTAATGAAAGCTGATTTTAGAGAAAAGTTTATTGGGCCAGATGGTAAAAACTTAGATCTTTTTGAGGTGGCTGAAGGTCGTGGAACTCAGACATATGAACAATACAGAGATACTATACTTGATGAACTAGAAAAAAACTATGACAAGTATGTAGCAAGAGCAAAGGAAAGAGTAAAATTAACTGATGCTGGTGTAGGTGATGTAATTGCATTACGCAGAGAGCTTAAGAAAAATCCTGAGTTATTTAAAAAGAAAGAAGCATTTAAGACTGAGCCAGTAGATCAACTATTTGATTACGTTGATAGTGGTGGTAGTAGACATTCTGAGCTAAAACAATACTACAAAGCTTTACGTATTCGTGTGCCTGATGGTAAAGGTGGCTTTAGAATATTAAGTGGAGAAGAAGCTATTTATGATCGTGCTGTTACTTTAGGTCTATATAATCCTGAGACTAAGTTAGCTGATCCTTATGCTAAGATACTACAGGACTTCAAAAAAGAAAACGATATGAAGACCTTTCCTAGTGAGCAGAAAGCATTTCGTAATATGCGTACTGGCGAACAACAGGACTTTGCAGAATATCTAACCATGTTACAAGAAAAACGTGGTGGTCAAAATGCTAATCAGTTTGAATTTAATCGTAATGGTAATACTTCTGTTAGGCAGAATCTAAATAATATTAATGGTCGCCAACTTGTTAATCTAGCTAAAAGAGGATCAGATAACTTTGGTATGTATAATTTATCAACTGACATGATTCTTGACTTAGATAAACTTGGTTTGATAGATTACAATAAACCGTTTAATGAAGATGCACAAAGTTTTGCTGTTTTAAGTCTGATGGCGATGAAAGCTAATCGTAAATCAAACGCAATACGTGGTGCACTTACAGAAGATACAAAAAATTTTGGTAAGCTTTTTAGCCTTGTTAAAGAAGAGCAAGATATTATAAACAAAGTATTTCCTAATTTGACACAAAATTACTTTGCACAGTTTCAAAACCTAGAGCAAGAAGTTGCTAAGATATTAATTAGTGATCTTGAGAAAGAGCGTTTAGCTAGACAAGGTAGAGAAGCACAGGAAAGAGCAAGAAGAGATAAGTTAAGAGCTGAAGGTAAGAAGAAAGAGCTAAGATCAGGTCGAATAGAACGAGAACAGGTCTTTGGTTATGGGCCCGGAGATAAAGAACCAACAACCATAGAGGAACTGAAACAAGTTCCAGCAGTTAAAAAATCAAGAGAGGGTAGATGAGCGACTCCTATATAGATCGTGAAAGCTTAGATTTGGCTGCTGATAAAATGGAAGAGTATCTAAAAGAACTTGAAGAGAAAGATACTCAACAGCAAGCAGTCGAACAACAAGCTGAAGAAAAAGAAGAACAAGCATTAGCACAACAAGAGGATCCTAGAAACTCTGAAACATGGGGTGCTAAAGCTTTTATAAAAGAGGGTCAGTCCATTCTATCTGGTGGTTTACAAGATACTGCATCCTCTATCGCAACCTTTCCTGAGCGTACAGTCGACGCATTATCAGGTGAGATGCAAGAGCAACGAGAAACAACTGGTACATATAAACCAGATTGGACACCGTTTGACTCATACGATAACCCTATAGAAACCAAAACATGGTGGGGTAAACAGCTAAGAGGTCTAGTACATTTTGGATCTCTTGCAGCTGGTACAGTGCTAGCAGCAAAAGGTGCAGCAGCTACTGGAATCATAAGTATACCAGCTGGACTTGTAGCACTAACAAAAGCTAACGCCGTAAGAGGCTTGGCTGTTGGAGCTGCGTCTGACCTTATATCTAAAGAGTCAGATGAACAGAACGCACTAGGAGCGTTACGTGACAGATACGGTTGGGCTGACACAATTATATCTACAAAAGATACTGACTCTCCTGTTACAATGAAAGTAAAAAACATTGTAGAAGGTATGGGCATAGGTCTATTCTTTGATGGTATGGCATATGCACTCAAAAAAGGCAGCACTCAGGTTGTAGATCAAATTGCAAAGCGTAACAAAAGTATCAAAGACCAGACAGTAGAAGCTGGTGTAGCACAACTCCGTAAAGGAGAAGCTGAGTTTAGAGCTGATAAAAACGCACCACTAGCCGAACCACACCAAGGGGCACACCCATCCGAGGTTGATCCACAAGTAGCTCGTGAACAGCTATCTAGAACTCGTAAAGAGTGGGGTCAAGAAGAAGGTGCTACTGGCTCCGTAACTAGACCACTAGAACGTGAGCGTATTGCACAAGAGGGTGCTACAGATGATGCGACAGTAGAACGCATTATGAAAACATTGATGAGTAGTGACAAGTTTGCAAAAGAACTAGAGAAAGCAAAAGGTAACAGAGCAACTCTTGCCGCTACATTTAGAGAATCTATTGAGGGTCATCAACGTATTACTCAGGGTAGAAATGCTGTTGATATGTCACCACAAGAATATCTAAAAGAGCTGTTTGAAACTAACGATGTAGTAGATGGTCAGGAAATATGGACATCCAAGAACGTAGTTATAGCTGACTTGGTTATAGGTTCTTTGATGAAACAGCTTAGAGATACAGGTATAGCTGCACGTGAAATATCTGATTTAGTTGATATTACAGATGTAGATGGGCCAGCTAAACAGATTGTAGATACTATGCTTACTGCACTGTATCAAACAAAGAAAGCTAGATTTGTCAAGTCTGACTCATTTAGAGCACTAGCAGCCGGTAAGAAAACAAAGAAAACTATAGACGAAGCAGTACAAGCTGACATAGCTGATGCAAAAGAGTCTATTATGTCTATACTTAAGATCTCTAAAGATAATGCAGACGATGATATGGTCAATGCAATTATCGAAGCATTTTCTATTATGGATGATGTAAATACATTAGAAGATTTTGACCAGTGGGCAAGAACAGTTATCAAAGGTGGTAAACTAAACAAAAATGATATTGACCGTACAGGAGCCCTTATAAGAGAGCTTGAGGGTGTTATGACTAATAGTGTTCTAAGTGGCCCTAAGACTCCTATAAGAGCGATTATGGGTACATCTGCGGCTACATTCTTAAGACCGTTATCTACAGCTCTTGGTGCTGTTGTACGCTATCCATTTGATGGTGATGCAGCTACACTACGATCGAGCCTAGCAGCAGTTAATGGTATGATAGAAGCCATACCAGAATCCTTTACATTATTTAGAACTAAACTAAATTCATACTGGAAAGGTGATCTAGCTACAATCAAAACCAGATTCTCTGAGTTTAGTCGTGGCGATCAGAACTGGGAACTTATACGTAGATGGGCAGAAGATAGTGGTAGAGCTACAGCTGGAGATACAGCTGCATTCCGTCTTGCTAACATAGCACGTAACTTAAATGATAGTAACTTCCTGACATACTCTACAAAGATTATGGCAGCAACTGACGATGCTTTTGCATATATTCTTGGCCGTGCTAAGATGCGTGAAAAAGCTATGCGTAGAGTTATGGAACTACAAGGCAACGGCATACAGACACCACAGATTAATAAAAAGTTGATGCAAGCATACGAAGATGATTTTTATGCACAAGTATTCGACTCTGCCGGTAATATTACAGACGAAGCTACTGGGTTTGCACGTAAAGAAGTTACACTTACACAAGAACTTACAGGCTTTGCAAAAGGTCTAAACGATGTATTTACAGCTACACCATTAGCTAAACCTTTCTTTTTGTTTGCTAGAACTGGTGTAAACGGTCTTGCATTGACAGGTAAGTATACACCCGGTTTTAACTTTTT